CGTCGTTGCCGTCTGCGTCGTCGTGTCAAAGAACGAGCCGTACCGCGGCACGCTCAGTTCGCGCGGCGGCGGCGCCATCTGCAGGCCCTCGACGTCGCCTCGCACCGCATCCAGAGCGGCCATTGCCTGCGCCGCCTTGTTCTCGGCGCTCGCTGCTGCGGTCATGGCCTCCTGCGACAGCGCGGCTACCTGCGACAGCGCGAGCGATGCCTTCTGGTCGGCGTCTCCGGCCTGCGTGCCGAGCTGATCCACCGTGTCAGGCATTGCATCGGCGACAGCGAACAGCCGCTCGAACTGCCGGATAGACTCATGGTCCGGCAGGAACTCGGCGAGCTTGTTTCGCGTGAGGTTGAGTTTTGAACTGGTGGCCATGTCAGACCGCCAGAGGCTCTAGCCGCGCCTCAAGCCGAATTGGCGAGAAATGCGAGGACGAGTCGCCGCGGAACCGCTGCGCACGCCAGCGCCGCATGAAGCCCTGCCGCGACCACATCAGCCGCTTCTGGCGCGCGCCGATCGTGCCGGCCGAGATGTATCGGTCCTGGCTCCATGTCAGCCCGTCGAGCGTGTACGAGGTGGATACGGTCGCATCAATCCCCAGGCTCACCGATCCCGTCAGCGCGATCAGCTCGAGTTCGTGCAAGATCGCGCCGCGCGCCTCGTTGTAGACGATCATCGTGCCAAACTCCCAGCGGACGCGCTCGCCCCAATGGCTCGAGACAGCATCGGTCAGCGCGCCAAACGCGCTCGACTGCGGATCTGCAACCATCCATCGGTCGTAGCACCACACCATGCTCTGCGCGCGGTACTGCTCCAATTCGGCCAGCGTCGAGACCAGCGTAAACCAGATCGGCTGTCGCAGCGCCTCGGATGCAGCTGCGTCGTAGACCATCGTGCGGTCGGGAAGGTGGACGTACAGCAGCTGGTGGTTCTTGTCGTTGCGCGCCTTAAGCTCAACCTGCGCAAGCTGCGCTTCCGAGAAGGTCAGCAGGATCTCGTCGACCTCCTGCGTGCTGATCTTCACCGCATTGGCATTGGTGGCGATGTACAGGCCTGGGGCCTCGTTGAAGCCGCCGCCGAGCATGGCGATAGCCTCCAGAAAGTTGCACGTGGCATGCGTGCCGATTGCGCCCTTTTCGACCTGTGCGCCGTCGATGCGAGCGAACGGGAACAGCTCGCCGCCCACGTTGTCGAAAACCTCGATCGTGTTCCGGTTGATCGCGTAGACCTCATTGCGGACCTTGAGCAGCGCCACGACCGGGTCGGGGTCGGCCTCACTCGAGCCGTACTTGAGCGGGTTGACCGCGAACGGGTTGCCCAGCTCGGTCACCACGAGGAACTCGCCGTCGGTCGTCATCCAGTAGCCATCGACCCAGACGACATCCAGCACGGTGCCGAGATCCGGGTCCGTGTTCTGGGCAAGGATCAAGGTCAGCGGGTCCCAGAAGAACAGGTTACCGGCGCTGACGATGCCGAGCAGCTCGAACGAGTAGTCGAGCGTGACTCGCCCGCCGTCGTTTCCCACGTCGCCCAGCACGGTCACCACGCCGTTGGACGCGATGCTCACCAGCTTGCTGCCCATCACCCGATAAAGCGCGCCTCGAAAGTTGATCGCGCCGCGGTCGATGCCTGGCCCCGTGCCGATGGCCTCGATGCCGTCGGCCGGGCGCAGGAACGAATTCGAGATGCCGGATGCAATCGGCACCGGCTGCATGTTGACCGGGTAGGACACGCGCAGCGCGGGTGCTGTGTCGGAGTAGATGCCGGAGAGGATGGGGATCTGCATGGTCTACCACTTCGCCTTATCGGCCCAGTACGCCGCGCTCATCTTGCCCTTCGCGATGTCGCCCGCATGCCGGGCCTTGAACGACTCGCGCCGCGCGCGATCCGCCTTGCTCTCGCCCTCGCGCATCGGCGAGCCGGCCACGCCCTGCTGGCCAAAGCGGATGGTCTTGACCTGGTCGCCCGACTTGGCGACGACAACGTGCGACTTCGTGGCGTGCCCCGGCGTGCGCTTCGGCTGGTTGTAGCCGGAGACGCCCGCCCGAGCCAGCCGAGAGTCTTTCGCAGCCATCAGGCCGAGACCGCCTTGACCACGGCAAACCGGATCACCGGAACCTCGGTCAAACCCCCGGCCGTCACGTTCCGAAGCGAGATCACCGCCGAGCCGGCCGCGCACTGCGCGTTGAGCGTATACGCGCCGGCCGTGCCGCCGGACAGGTGGTTCATCACGAGGATGTCGCCTGCCTCGATGGTCGTGTTCGTGAGCGTGAACGATACGGTCGTGGTCGCCGCCAGCAGCGCCCCGTCCATCGTGATCGAGCCGTTCGACTTGCTCAGGGTCACGGCAGTCGCCTTGCCCGAGCCGCTGCCCTGCGTGACCACGCCGCCCGAGCCGGTGGCGTATCCCTGCTTGCCGGTGCCGCTCACCAGTAGCGAGCCGGTCGTGGTCAGGCTGGTGCCAGTGGCCGCGCCGACGTCTGGCGTCACCAGCGCGGGCGAGGTGGCGAACACGAGCGCACCGGTGCCAGTCTCGCCGGTCACCGCAGCGGCAAGGTTCGCGCTCGTCGGCGATGCCAGGAACGCTTGCACAAGCGCGCTGTAGGGTGCCGAATCAGTCGTGATTGCATACCACGAGTTGGTCGCCAAGTAGAACCGCAGCCGCACCGCCGCGCCGCCCTGCAACGTGGTCGGCGTGCCAAATACGGCAGTCGCACCGTTGAGCGAGATCGTCAGCGCGGTGATGTCCTGCGTGGTCGTAATCAGCACCTCGGTGCCATCGGCGGTCGTCGTGTTCAGCGGCAGCGTGATCGTGCCGGTGGCCAGCGTCGAGACCGGCTGCAGCAGCATCCACTGTTGTTCGGCGACCGGCGTCGGCACGGCCAGGCTAAAGCCCGTCGTCGGCACATAGACGTTGGTCGACATGGTCGGCGATGCGAACTGCTGCTGGAAAAAGGCCAGCAGCGTGCTGATGCTTGAGCGCCGCGCATCACCGTTCGAGGTGCTGTAGACCGCAATCTGGTCGCCGCTCGACAGTTGCGAGATGGAAGAAAGCTGATTGATCGTGGGCATCAGTAAAGCTCCAGATTGCCGTCAGGACCGGCCTGCACGGGGTCGACGGGAACAGGCATGTACGGGTCGCCATACGAGCGCCACGTCTTCCAGCCAGCGCCCACAGGCATGTTGCGCGGCAGTTGCTGCTGGGCAGGCATGGCCGCGCGCGACAGCAGCGTGTTGTAGCCCGTCTTTGCCACGGCGAGCGTCATCGGGGACGGAATCTTGCCGAAGCTCGGCGACAGGCGCATCGCCAGATTGGTGATGATCGCCTCGTTCGCGCTGTCGGGCACCTCGGACGGCTCGGTCAGGCTCGCATCCTGCGGTGAGCCGGGGATCGGGTAAGCCAGCCGGATGCCCTTTGCATTCCACTCGGCCATCATCGCGTCGAGCCGCCGGAGCGCCGACTGCAGATCCTGCGGCGCCAGATCGAAGACGTAGGCCGCCATGCCGATCTCTTCAAAGGCTGCGGTCACGAACTGCTGCTTGCTGTAGCCCACGATGCCTCCCGGCTTAGATGCCCGCTTCGCCCGGTTCCATTCTCAGGCTCGGCGTGCCGGCCGCCGCAATATATGCGACGGTGTCGTGGTCCTGGCTCTTCTGCACGATCAGCACCTGATTCGGGCGCAGCATCGTGTCAGCAGTCGTTGCGGTGCTCGCGCCTTCGCTCGTGCGGAAATGAATCGTGTTCGTGCTGTCGAGGTTCTGCAGGCACAGACACTTGTTGCCCAGCCCGATCGTCGTCGTGGCCGAGCTGGTCGAGGTAGCCGCAGTCACGCCTGCGCCGTAGCGCGGTGCCCAAGGTCCGGAAATCATGGTGTCTGCTCCTTCATTTTCGCCACGATGGCGTTCAACAGTGTTTCGTCATTCCATCGCCGATCCACTTTGAGACCGATGCGATTGGCCTGCTCGAGCATCTCGTCTCGCGTCGGCGGTGCATCTGCCGCCGGCTCCGGCTCACGAACCGGCTCAGGCTTGCGCAGGAAGGCCTCGCAGGCCTCCGGCAAGGAAGTGTGCCACCCGTCTGCAAGAGCCGCCTGCAGCGCGTCCTCGCCAGCCACATCGAGCGTTCCATAGGTCGTCCCAAGCGGCCCGAAGTGCGAGCCAGGGCACCGGTAGAGGAAGGTCGGAAACTCCATCAGCGGCCCTTCTTCGCGGTCTTGGCCGAGGCCTTGAACGCTGCGGCAGACGGCGCACCCTTCGCGCCAGGCGAGCGCATGCGCTCCTTCGAGCCCTTTTCGATTCGCTCGCGTTTCGCGTTGATGTTTGCGTACAAGCCTTTGGGCATCTGCATGCTGCCTCCGTCATGAAAAAGCGGGCGGAGGCTTTCACCTTCCGCCCGCTGCGCTGCGTTGTCGTCGCTCTTAGGCGACGCGGTAGGAGATGAACGTGTC